CTGTTAACAGGTCAGGCGCGGCGGCCAGTAAATCTGCGTCGCCATCGTCGGCCATCCACTCATCATCGGCCATATCTACCTCGTCCCAAGGGCCAGAAATTTTGCGGCCATACCGCAAAAGCCAACGCAGGGCTTCTGTGTTGATTTTCTTGTGTTCACTCATCAATCGCTCCTATTACTCGTAATGCATCATCCTCTGATAACACGATGTGATACATCACGCCGTGCCGAGCAAGCGCGGCCTGTTGCTCCTGTTCATTCGGTGTCAATTGGCGTTCGGATGGCGGTTTGCTGCCGTCCTTGACCTCCATAATGTACGTCCGCCCGCGATAGGCCACGAGCAGATCAAACCCCAGGGTGGGGGCCGCTGCTGCGTCTATAACATGCGCACCAATCTGGCGTAGTAGCTGCGCAATGGCGGCGTGATTGGTGTCCTTGCGGTTAGCGCGGCGTGCCATGGCGAAGCTCCTTCACTATGCGCTCCTCCTGCCACTGTCCCTGTTTCCACTTTTGATACTCCGCAGGCTCGCGTGGGCCTGGTTCAAATGGCCCGAATAAGTATTTTCCCGGCGCGAAAAGGAACAACTCCTGAACAGGAGGTGACAGGTCGGTTTCGGGTTTGGTGTTGAATGTATCGCTCATTGTGCCTCCATTACCCGCCGCATCAACAGCGGCGGAACTGCATTACCAATAATCTTGCACGCCAGTGCATTACGCTCCGGTAGCTCGTACCAGTCGGGGAACGATTGAAAACGTGCCAGCGCACGCGGCGTCATTTTGACTATGCGGTGTGGCACCAGGGCGCGAGCAATGGCGCTCGCGCCCTGGGTTGGGGATGGTTCGTTGCCAGAAACCACCGGACGGTATGTGTCACCGTCTCCTACCAACACTGCCCGCGCCGCGTGTCGTGCGCCCGTCTGGGCCTGAACAGCAAACGCAGGCGCGTGGTCTGTTACGCTTGTGCAGGTTGTGCCATTGCTGTTGGCTTGCCCGTCCAGTAGCAGGGCGCGCAACCGTCCGTTGTGTTGTTGTGTGATTGATAACGACGGCTCGGTGCCAGAAAACAACCCGTTGCTGTATTCGGTTTTTGCATTGCTCAGTATCACACTCTCTCGCACATCCGCAGGCAGGCGCGCCAGTTGCCACGGTGCAAACTCGCTATCCGGCAGGGTGTCTACCAGATCGGCAATTGCCTCATACCAGCCCACCCACGGCAGTAATCCACCGAACATGTCATTGCGCCCGCCCTGGCAATGTGTTGCAACAGGCCGCACCACGCGCCCGTCACGGCGCGCTACCAGGATGAGACGGCGGCGCGTCTGCGGCACGCCGTAATCCGCGGCGTTCAGGTGCCACCACTGCACATCATAGTGCAGCGCGTGCAATGCCTGCACAATCAGCGCAAACGACACGCTCTCACGATAGCCATAGACCTGCTCTAAACTAAACACGGGCGGCTGCTGTTCCTGGATTGCATGTGCTGTTGCCTGGGCCATCTCAATATCGAGTTCGGTTTCGGCGGCATCGTCTTTCGCAACGCTGAAATTTGGGCACGGCGGGCTTGCGTGCAGCCAGTCCACAGCAGGGAGCGCGCTATAATCCACATCCTGCACAGGCGCTATGAGCATCTGTGTGTCTGGCAAGTTGCGCGTGTGCGACGCGGCTATGGCGGCGTCATACTCGACAGCCCACAGCGGCGTATAGCCTGCCTGAAGCGCGCCAATGTCGGCACCGCCGCCGCCGCTAAAAAGTGAAGCAAACGTAGGCATCACGCGGACTCCTCTCCAAACATATCCAGTTGCTTCGGCCTGTTCTGCTCTTCGGTGATGCGTTGCTCAGCAATGGCAAAATAGGCAGCGTCCATCTCGATACCAATGAACTGCCGCCCTGCTCGCAGCGCCGCAACGCCGGTTGTGCCACTGCCCATGAAGCAATCCAGGACGGTCTGATCAGGTGCCGTGACAAGCTTCACCAGCCACTCCATAAGTGCCAGGCTCTTCTGTGTCGGGTGCGTACTCCCGGCCCGCTCTGATGGCGCGGGCTTTGCCTGGTAGCGGAAACACGGAAAGAAGCGGGCTGCGGTGCCTGCGTCGTCGTGGCCTCGTTCAGTGCTTTCCCCTTCCCATCCTGTACTGCCACGCACTTTATCGGAAAACACTTTCACACTGCCACGCTGACTTGCTTTACTCACACTCACCCCGCTCTGCTCGCCCAACGCTCGCACCGGGCAACCCTCCACACACGCGGCGTCAGTGCAGTCGGGCGCGTGCGAGAACACGACGTGCGGCGGGTAGCGGCCTTGAGTATTCATCTCGCCCGTTCGCTTTGAGTTGTGTGTATTGTATGATGTGGATACCCTTGTCCCATCTGTGTGGCGTTCAAATTGCGGCACGCTGCCAGCTACCCGACACGCATCTACATTCAAGCCGCCCGTGCCGTGTGCTAACACGTTGCGCGCTACGTTGCGCTCACTCAGCGGCTTGCGTATCAGTATCCACTCCTCAGCGGCGGGCTTGAGTGCGGTTTTGTAGCCGTCCCATTGCGCGGCTTCTGGTGTGGCAGGGGCGGTGATGGTGCGTTCATCCCTACTTACATCCTGCGTTGCACCTTGTCCGTATGGTTGGCTACAGCTTGCACGCTGCACATCGCCGTAGCCAACCACCTCCCGCGTCGCGCCCAATTCCGCATCAATCGCCTTGCTGATGTCGAGTGCTTTGGGGAAGCCAGACCCCTGCAAGTGGTACACTTTTTCGCGTATCTCAAAACCGGCATCTTCCAAAGCACACGCTGTCCAGTGCGAGGTGCGCGGCAAGGCCCACACCAGGCCGTGCGCGCCCGGTTTTAGCACGCGGTACGCCTCGCACATAATCTCAGCAAGCCAGGCAACCCATTGTGCTCGCCCGCCCCGATCATCGTCCCATGCCATATTCATAAACGCGATACCCGACGGCGGGTCTGTTACCACCGCATGCACACTCGCATCGGGCAATGTGCGCAGCACGTCAAGTGCATCTCCGTGGTGGAGTGTGATGTGATTGTCAGTGTGATAAGGGTTCATAGTGTGTCCTCTACTCCTATCATCAGCAGCGGATTGTGCTCTGCATCCTCTGCGGCCTGATCAGCGCAGTCAGAGCAAAACGCAAACATATCCATCTGCTCACTGGCAACGCGAAGTTGCTTCTTGCAGCCGCCCCAGGTGGCGCACAGGCCGCGCCGTGCGCATTCGGCAGACAGCGCGTCAATGCGTGCAGCAAAGTCGGGATAATGCTGACGTATCTGCTCAAGGCGCGCCGCGCCACCATTGCCCGCGCCGCACTCGCATTCGCCAGAATGTCCCAGGAGCACCGACACGGGGTTGCGTTCGATACCGTGCTGCTCGAAATACGACAGCAGATCGGCGTGCGTCCAGTGGATGACGGGGTTGGTCCATGTCATGGTGCCTCTGCGTTCATACTCTGGCCTGTTTTTTCGTTTGCGGCTCTCAGCGCGCCGCATTCCTGTCGCCAGTAAAACATGTAGCCCTTCCCATTGTTCACGCTTGTACCGTTCGAAACTGTATTGCTTCAGGTCGGTATAGACGATGCCATGCCCCTGGCCAGACACAAAGCCGCGCCATATGCCCAAAACCAGGGCTTCGTATATCTTCGGGTTTGGTGTGCCATCCTCATACGTGTTCTCTGCTGCACGATAGATATACAGCGGAAAGCCGTGCTCCTGACAATGCCTGACCACATACTCTTGCGTGTCTGGTATGCCGATGCCGGTATCGAGGTGCAAGACCTCGAACGGATAGCCGTGCTCACGGGCAAACCGGGCCGCAATGTGCATCGCCGCTAGACTATCATCGCCGCCGGAGAATGCAGCCGTGATGACCACCGGATCGCGTTCGGTACACGCTGCTGCCAGTATCTCATCTGGCGTGCGTTGCGGGTTGCCGTTCAGGTCAAGTTGTGTGTAGTTCATTGCCTATCCTCCAATTGTTTTCGCAACCGCTCCACAGCACGCGACAGGCTGTACCACGGCGGTGCGTCATCATTGTCTAGCGTCCAGTATGGCGCTGTTGGTGTCTCGATGCCGAGCGTGGCAGCAAGGCGCTCTAATTCGGCGTACAAGGCGCGGCGCTGGTCGGCCCGTGCTGTCAGTTCGGGCTGGTCGGAATAGTGGCGTTGTGGAAGTTTGCGACGTGCCATTAGTAGCCCTCCAGGGATTGATAACCACTGGTGTGCTCATTCAGCCATTGCGTAACCTGATTTTTTGCATCTGCCTGACTAGCAAATGACTCAGGCCAAATGATATGGCTTTGATCATCAGTCAGCCAGTACGCGCCATTGTCGTTTGTAATGAGCAGCGTCCCTGCGTTGTAGGCAGCAATCACATTCCCGATGTATTCTTTTTGCGTTTTTTCGCCTATAGAATAGCAGGCAGAGTAGGCTGAGTTGCCAAAAATAGCCGTTTTATCGCTCTCTGATGCGTCGCCAACTCTGCCTGTGGGGGTGGCAGAGTTGAGGCAGAGTTGAGGTTCATAGGCAGACTGCCCGCTCTGCCTACTATTCCCACTCTGCCTACTCTGCCTACTCTGCCTGCAAATTTTCTCGTATTTGCCATACCCGACTTTGCGAACAAGCAAACTGTCTGTAAGGTGTCGTAGTTGCTTCTGGACGGCATTGACGGTGGTTTTGAGTTCGGCAGCGATGTCTTTCGGCGTGTACTGCACGCCTTCCTGCATTGTCTCTAAGACGCGCTGACGCTCGCTTGTAATGGCATATGCAGCCGCGTCGCCTTCGATGCGGTGCTCAGTCGCGTAATCGTCCCATGAGAGCGCCAGTTCTTCATCGTCAACATCGCGACCCCGAATGTGTAGCACCATGTCATCAGAAGACGGCACGCGACCCACAATCCACATCGTTGCCACGCCGCCAGTCAATCCAGTGGAGCCGCTGATCTCATCAAATACATCGTCGGCTTTCGCCTTGCGTGTATGATGGATGGCAATGATCGTAATGCGATGGCGCTCTGCGAACTCGTTCAACGGTTTGACGGCGTTATAGTCGGCATCATATGGATTTTCGTTCTTGTCTCGCGGCGCCCTGATATTCTGTAAGATGTCTACTACAATGAGCGCGGTTTTTGGGTGGTGCTGCATCCATTCCTCAAGCATCTGCATGCCCGCCTCGCCGCGTTCCCATTTGGTAAACAGATGGAAGTTATCAGGCCATTCCTGCGCATCGCCCAGCATAGCCCCGACGCGACTCTTCATGCGGCGCTGATTGCTCTCTAAATCGAGATACAATACTTCGCCGGGCCGCGTATCTAGACTGTCAAACGCCTGTCGCTGCTGCATTGCCACAGCTAACGACAGGCCGAGCGCCAGCCAGGATTTTTTCGTCTTCGGTTTTCCAGCCAACAGACAGCAACCTTCCGGCAGCAGGCCCGGCACAATCCACTGCAATTCATCGAATTCTTTACGGCGTAAGGCAAACAGGGTAATGCCCTCTTGCATCCAGGATGGGGTATAAACTGTGCCTGCACGGGCGCACCTTTCGAGTGCTTGTAACGCCTCTTCGGGGTTGTCACGGCAGAAATCAGCAAGGTCATAACCGTTGCTGCCGCCCAGGTCAATCGCTGTGCCCTTCACCTGATCTGCGATTTGGGGCGCAACCTTGCGCCCCTTTTCATCGCTATCCAGTGCCACATACACCCGACCCCGCCAGCGATCCTGTAGCTCTTCTATAAGGTGCTGTGGTAGCTTCTTTTCCCCTCCTGGTACACAAATGGCAGGTACGCCGTAGTGATGAGCCACCACAGTAGACGCCTCACCATTGCAGATCACCAAACAATCAAGTTGCATACTGATCGCCACACCTAGCCCGTACCAGCATGGCTTCCAGCCTTTTTCGTGGTCGTATTTCAACCCGGCCTGTTCTTCGTCCAGATACCTGTACCGGGTGCCTGTCTGTGTCGCAATTGCCAGTGCTTTATGGCCGCGTCGTTTCGTCTCCTTCCAACCAGCGCGGCTGAATGCCTGCTTGCTCACACCGTGTTTTGCGGCGTAGTCTTCGAGTGATGTGTATGCCGGTTTCGGTGTGTAGGTGGCGCCCTGTGTCAATCCGGCGCGCTCCCAGACGGTGCCCGATGGTTGTGCACCGTTGGGGGCCTGGATATTCAGGCGCTCAGCCAAATCGCGCTGACTCCCGCCTTCCTCGGTTTTATGATCGTACCAGACCAGCAAGCCGTCGCTGTTTTCCGATACTGACAGCGTGCCACCGTCAGCATCGGTCCGCCACGGCGTGTTATAGCGGCCCTCGCCGTGCTGTGTGTTCTGGTATGGTCGGAGTGCCTGCAATATGGCAGTTTTTGTGTCGTGCATCATCGCGTCCTGATTTGCAATACTAATTCGTCGCCCTTCGCATACGCTTTCAAGAGTGCATCCTCGACCTCCAATTCACCACCCGCATCCATCACTATCTGCGCAAGCTTCCGGCGTTTTAACTTGCGGTCTGCCTTGACGCGGCTGTACTTATCATCCAGGTCATTGACTTGTTCATACAGCGATTGTAGTGTATCTGAGTGGCACGGAGGCGTGTCAATATTCGGTTTCGCGGTGTCTACCGCCTCTTGCTCTTGTACCGGCTCTTGTGGGGCTTCTGGTGGCGTCTCTTGATGTACAAAGCATAGATAGTGTTTGCTGCGAGTAAGTGCCACATAGCGCAGGTTCCATTCTTGCTCGATTTGCCACTGTTGCGGGTTGCGAAGTTGTAGCGGCAGTTTGTCGGGACGCAAGATAAATACCCGCTCCGCCTCCAATCCTTTGGCGCGATGGATGGTAGACAGCGTGATAATGCTGTCCTTGTCGTTGAATAAACCTTCGAGACGCGTCTTAAAAGCATCGGCGCTGGTGCTCTGCCATTCCTGATAGCAGCGCCGTACGGCGCTTACCCGATCTTCCAGGGATTGCAGTTTCTCATCGTCGTCACCGAGTTTCGCAGCCTGCTCAGCACGGTAGGTGCCAAGGTGCCAGATAAAGCGTTCCCACGACTTATCGCCGTTATCAGTGGCCTGATCAACAATCTTTGTGAGTTGTTTGCCGATATCGCGCCCGCGCACAGTGGCAGGCGTGCCACGCGCTATCAATTCCAGGCACGCATCAATCAATGGCGCTGTGAGGCGGCAAAGCACCAGGTCATTCGGCTGTAGGTATTGATATAGGCCTTGCTCACCAATATGCTCAATAACCCCATCGGGCGCATTGTCACGGGCTTCAATCTCTGGTACAATCTCACGGGCCAGATCGAGATGCCAGGATGGGCAACGATAGCAGATAGATAGCGGCAGCCGGGCTGCATCGGTTGCCGTAGCGATTTTTTGGAAGCTCGCAGCATCGGCCCCAGCGAAGCCATAAATAGCCTGCCTACCATCACCAACTGCCACAATACGCCCGGTTGGATTGACGCATTTCAACACCAGATCGAGTTGTGCCGCGTTCAAGTCTTGTGCTTCGTCAATCAACACCCAATCGTACTGGTCTGGTGTCAGTGCCCACCGATGTGGCAAGTAGAGTTGATCGGCAAAATCGATTACTTTTTGCCCTGCCGCCAGGTCATTCCCACGTTCAATAGCAACCTTGACCAGTAACAATAGCTCGGTAGTGACATCCTCGATGCCATAGTGCCGTATCAGGCGCTCCAGTGCCGTCTGGTCTTCTGGATTGGCTAATGTGATGCGCACAAACCGACACAGGTCATACAGCGTGCCTGACAACTTGCGCCGCTCATCATAATCGTTCGCCAGTGGTGCGGTCAGTTCGCGGGCAATGGTGCGATACTTCCGATCATCCAGTGACACGCGGCCCAAATGGCGCGCTACGGTGCGATGACCAATGCTGTTGATCGTGCTCACGTTCGCGTTTTGTAGTTTCTTCTGCATTGGCTCTGCAATGTGCTTGTTGAAAGCACAGAACAGGATAGAGCCGCGCAACCGCTCAGTGAGTTTTGCTAGTGTGGTACTCTTGCCGCTTCCGGCTACAGCCTCCACCAATGCGTTTCCAGTGCCCTGCTGCGCCCATTCAAAAATGGATGCCTGGTACTTTGATGGCACAAAACCGTTTGTCTGTGATGGCTCGGGTGTTGTGTCCACTGCCATTGCCTGTTGTAATAAGCTCATTCTGCTACCTCCACATCCCCATCGATAATCGTGGTATCAAATTCGCTCGCCAGATACAACCCGGCCAGGAGATCAGGCACCACAATGCGGGCACACATACTGATAGCACGCCACCGGCACATATTCGCTGGGTACTTTTTCCAATTACTATCCGGTTTAACCAGACCAGCGCGCTCTGCATCCTCCACGCTATAGGTGAGCGTGAAGCGAAACCCGGTGTTGCGTACCATCGTGACGGTGCAACTTTCGTCGGTGCTGCTGTCAATCTGGAGACGCACAACATCCGGTCTACTCTGGATTTTCGCCAGCATCCCCTGCGAAGTGAGCGTCACCTTGCCCATGACGATCTGCAAGTTGTCGCCCACCGAGGAAAGTGGAAATCCGAGTTCATGCGCCTTCAATAGCACGAATGCGGCCTGTTCTGGCTTGCTCACTCCTGCTACCAGGCGACACTCATAAATAGTTTCAGCCATCGACATGATCAAATGCCACGCCTCTGGTGTCACTTCGCGACGCGCTAGTTCGGTGGTTGTGGTCGGTGCTAATTCGTTTGTCATAACGCCTCTTTCTCGTTGACTTTCACATCAAAGCACATATCATCGTGCAATCCCATTGCTTCTCGTACCTTACGCCGGGTTTCCGGGCCGATGCCTGGGAAATCTTCCTCATCATTGGTAAGCGTCATTAGTGCCCACGCTGCGCCGCCGCAATGCTTCAGAAGAGCTTCGGCCTTTTGCTCTCCAATACCCGGCAAGGCCAGCAGCATATCCAGATCAGGATCGGCAAACAGGACATCACGCGGCGGGCGTACACGGCGCGTGCTACGGTCGCGGCTAGCCAGGCGTTGTACCGTCTCGACTAACGTTTCCTGCTTGATATGTAGTGTGCCGACGCCAATTTCCTGAACGCTGAGTAGCGCGCCAGCGTCAAGTGTGCGCTTCCCTTCTAGCGTGATGAGGTATGCCCATGGCGAAAGGTTGCGCAATTTGATCATGTCAGCATAAAGCGTTTGGTTCCGTAGCTCGTGACGCAGATCATTTGTAGTCATCACAGATATCGCCAGTTGCGCGCCATCGGCACACACCGCCAGGTACGATGCTGGCGCAATCGGCGCGCTGATGGTAGGCACACCCCACTCCGGTTGCGCTTGCATATCCAGTCTATTATAGAAGATGCTAGTCAACATTGTTGTCTCCTGATAGTCCATACAAGCCATAGTTAATGCGCTGGATTGCGCCGCGTTTTGCCAACCTGAGCAGGCGTTTTTGTGCGGTGTTGCGGGAGACATTGAGGTATAACGCCAGTGGCTTGACACTGGAGATACCTCCGAGTGCCTTCAATGCCGCAATGGTTTCGCGGTTGCATTCCAGTGCTAGATAATCGTCCTGGTGCGGTGGAACCCTGGTGCTCTTCAGTTCCTCCTGTATCATCTGCCGCACGTCTTCACGGCTCAGTGTGGGCGCGGCTGGTTGTGGCTGGCGCTGACTGTCGAGAATGAACCGCAGGCACGCCAGATGCAAAGCAGGCGAAAGATACATCGCATAGGCGAGTGCCAGTTCCTCGCAGTACCAGGTAGAGCCGCCGCCGCTTGCGCCGCCTTTGCGGGTTTCGGTGATCGAAGGTGCCTGAGACACCTTCGCTAGTTCCTCGACAAGTTCTTGTGTTTGCTCCTGATTGAACCATTGGTAGGGTTTCTTGTGTTCGGGCGCGCCGCTGGTTTTGAACATTTCGGTTACGTTGATCAGGCGATGGCTACGATCTGCCCTGTCGATTGAAATACCGTCTCCGTATGGTATAATGTCATACATATCAGATTCCTTTCTTGAAACACCTGCGCAACACTCGCCGCACAGGTGTTTTTTTATTGTCGCTGGTTTAGTAGGGTAGGATGCCCGTTAGCTCTGTTACTTCCGGGCTGGTCATCGTAATACCCGCGTCCTTCATCAGCGGGTTGGCTTCCAGCATCTTCTGAAACGCTGCGTCTGCGTTTGGCTGCTGCTGTGCTGCTGTCCACATCGCAGGGAGTAGCGCAAGGAGTGTGGCGCGCTGCGGGTGATCCTCAACAGGCTGTGGCACATTCTTGGTCTGGACATCGTGACCATTGACATGACCACCACCATTGTTGCGGCGTTCATCCCAGAACGCCTCAGCAGCAGCCTCGCACGCCTCACGGCTCTCGAAAATCTCAATGAACCGTGGTGCAGTCAGGTCCTTCTGTTCGCCTTCTTTGTTCGTATAATTGCCAGTCTTTACGAGTTCGATGTGCACCCAATGCTTGTGCACCTGAGTCATTGGGTCTTCAATACCGAGCTTTTTGAACGACGGGAGCACCACCTGTGTCCAGTCGGGGCGTTTGCGGCTGCGTGCCTGCATTGTGCGGTCAATGCTGTAGGTGGCACCATCGCGCGTGGTGCCGTAGAAATGAAAGGTGATTTCCACATCCGGGCCTTTGTGAGCCGGGTTGTTTTTGTCATAGTCAACCAACTGCCAGCGACCCTCGACTTGCTGAAATACAACCTCACGTGTTTCAATTTCGCACTCGACAAAATAGTCTTTCGTTCGGGATTGCGGTTCGGTCGTTGCGTTCATTGCGTTTGCCATTGCGTTGTTCATGATTTCGGTTCCTTTCGTTAGTTACTTGTTGTCTTTGTAGATCACCGCGCCCTGCACGGTGTGCCCACAATCATCATGGCTCAAATTGAGCAGGTAGCCCGATACCTGGCCTTCCGTCATGCCTGAAACGAATGTTTCCAGGCGCTTATATACAGCGTCAAGTGCGTCTCTCTGATGTTCACATGTGATGCTCACATGATAAGCGCCGCTACTGTGCCTTGACCACCGGGGCGCTTGACGCGCCAGCGGTGATGTTAAGGCATGGTAGTGTCCTTCATTCTCGCTCATC